AAATTGTTCAGCGTTGTTTAATCTAAATTTATTTGTTATAATTGCTGGCATAATTCCTAATTCTTTCTTATATTTATACTACTTTTCATTATGTTATGTTAATGTTTCCTACCATATTTGTATGTGATGTACATTGGTAATAAAGTGTTGCTGGGGCGTCCATCGGTATATGAAATACAATAACACCATTAGGTCCTGAAGCATTATTGTCAGTAACACCAGTATTATACGCAGTACCACCTGTACCTGTTGTTGATTGTATTCTAAAAGGGTGTCCACTAGATGTATTTCTAAAGTAATAAGTTTGACCTTTTTTCAAGTGTAAATCAGGATTATCAGCACTTTGACCTGCAGGGAATCCTGCACCTTGAAACTCATAACCATTTGCGTCTGAAGCAGTTACTATAAATTGAGATACTGGAGTTGTTGCTTGTACCCAATTTGTACCATTATAAACTAAAGACATACCTGCCGTAGGCGAAGTATTTACAACATCTGTTATATCGTTTAATGCAACTGAACCAGCAGATGGAGCACCGACATTAAATCTTCCTTGTGCTGAACTCCAAGATAAAACATTGCCGTCTGCAACACCAGTCATATTAACATCTGTATGTGCTGAAACGGAAGAGTTTTCATCTAATACTCTAACCCAACCACTACCTGAAGAATAGTAAGGTCTGTTACCTGTACTATCATAAGCATACATTCCAACATAAGTTGAAGCAGTTGGTAAAGAACCGTAACCTGCAAAATCAAATCTTATTTTAGAACCTGCACCAGTTAAATCAACGGTACCTGTACCTGATAGTGAAGATGTACCAGTTAAGTTTAAATTTGCTGTTGATGTTAATGTTCCACCTAAAGCAGTAGCAGTATCACCAATTGTAATTGATGAATTAGCAAGTGAAGTGTTAGGTACTGAAGAAACATTTAATACTATTCTATTATTTGTAATTGCAGTAGTAACACCTGAACCACCTACAATTTCAAAACTTTCACCTAAACCAACATTATAGTTAGTAGATGAATCATCACCAAATCTAATTGTACTATTTGAAAGTTTATCATTTGCAATAGAACCTGCTAATTGAGCATTTGTAATTGTTCCTGATAATGAACTTGTAGGATAATTTGTTGCGTCTGCTAAATCAAAAGCAGGAGTAGCGTCAACACCACCTAAAGAAAGTTGTACACCACCATATGAAACCGTTGAATTTGATAAAGAAGTATTATCTATACTAGTTAAGGTATTTGTAGAACCTGAAATTGTTTTGTTTGTTAATGTATCAGTTGATGTTTCTGTTAGAACTACACCGTCTATATCAATTTTAACTTTATCTGCTGTTACGGTAGTTGTAATTCCTGTACCACCTTCAATAGTTAAAGTATCACCTAAATCTATTGCTGAAGTAGCGGCACCATCACCTGTAATTGTAATAGTTGAATTATCTAATTTTGTATTTGGTAAACTTGCTAATGCACTACTAGGAATATTTGTAATTGTATTATCAGGACCATTAATTGTTTTATTTGTTAAGACATTAGTAGAAGCGTCTGTTAAATAATTACCTGAAGTTAAGGTAGTACCATTGCCTAACGCATTATACAATTCGTCAAAATTGTTGTTAACTTTTTGAGCACCTGCTCTTAAATTATCACCTGTTCCATCATTAGCAGCGGTTCCTCTATTAATTGATTGTTTTGCCATTTCTTTTTCCTATTTCCTTATACTATTTATAAACATTCCTATGGGGTTGTATCATCAAAAGATACGGTTGTTTGAGCAAAATTAGTAACCGTATTATCAAAGGATTCCTGAGATAATGCAAATTGTGTAGGCATTGCAAAATTAGTCTTTAATAACTGACCATCTGTATTTGAAGACGCTAAAAATATACCACCTCTTCCATCTAAAGATGTTCTTGTTCCTTGTATTGGTATAGCACTTAATTCTTTAAATGTTATTTTACTTCCGAATGAATTTATACCAAATATTGTATTTGCGTATTTGTTTAATGTACCAAAAGTAGGTCCTGCATATGCGTATCCTTGTTTAACTTCTACGCCATCTATTATTGCTCTATGCCTACTTGTCATACTAATTTCAATAGGCATCCTTCTTAAAGTTAAATCTCTAGTATTTGAAGTAAACGGATCTCTATAATCATCACCTGCGCTCATTTCACCTTCAGTTAAAACATCTGATCTTAAAGTTGTTCCATCATCTATTGTTCCTAATCTTCTACCAAAAACGGTTGTAAACAATACGTTCAATACATTAAATAATGGAGTATCTATTTCACCTGATACAATACCAGCAACTGGCGCCCTAACTTTTAAACTTAATCTATTTTGTAAATCAACTTGTCCTGTAAAATAAAAACCTGCTGTGTGCATAGTCTTTTTAAATGAGTCTCGCCAATCATTAATAGATTGACCTACTTTTAATACATAAGAAAAATCCTGATAGTATAAACTATCTTGTACTTTCATAGTTTGCTCAGATACATAACCATCTTCATTTAAAAATTTACCATCTGTATCTGCAACAGAAACTACATCTATCGTAGCACTAGCAACATCTAATCTTGTTATTGTTGCTGATCCACTACTTGTTGATGTTATTGTTTCATTTAAATCAAAATTTTTATTTAAATCTTTTACTTTTAATAAACTTGTATCAGCGTCATAAAAAGAAAGTTTACCAACAGCACCTGAAGTGCCACCTGTAATAGTATCATTGGCATTAAAGTTACCTGACTTGTTAGTAAGTAATAAACAATTTCTAAATTTAATTGTAGGTGTTGGAGAGTTTTGATAACCTTCTCCTAATTCGTTTGTTTTTAATCCTATAACTCTTCCTATATCAGTACCGTGTGCTAAAATATTTGCGTTAGTTCCTGAAGATGTTATAGTTACTTTAGGTAAAGTTGTATAACCACTACCTTTATTAATTAAAAATATATCTGTAATATCATTTAAGTTAGAGTTTGTTTCAGGTTCTAAAACAATTTTATTTCCAAAGTATTGATCTCCTCTACCTGTTTCATCTTCCATTACAATATGTTCAGCGTCTGTTCCTGATTCACCAGAAATACCACCGTTAACAACAGAAATAAATCCTTCTGCATTAACTCCTTGTGTGCCTGAATTATCAAAAACTAATTTATCGCCAACAGAATAACCTGATCCTGGATTGTCAACAACAATTTCTGATACAGGTCCTGATCCTATATCACTAATAGAAATATCAGCACCAGTACCGCCACCAGTTACTTCTAAAAAATCTCCAGTAGAATATAAGTTACCATCATTAGTAATTGTTTTTGCACCTGGTATACCTGTAACGGTTGCCTTAATAAAAAAGTCATCTGTATCACTAGCAGTACCAGTTATTTCTTCTCCTATTTGAAAAGTACCAGTCATTGAGTTTATGTTTAATATAAATTCAGAAACTTCTCTATTTGCAATAATAAATTTCTTAATACTTTCTATTACAGCAGTTGCCGCTGATGTTTTTCCTGTAATTGTTCTACCAACTAAATTAGTTGTATTACCTGTTGAAGCAATTGCTCTTAAAACTTTTTGTGTATCCCATTGTCCATCAGATACACGTAACATTTGTGATCTAGGATAAAATGTTTCTGATACTTGATTAAATAATATTCTAAAAAATAATTCGTGTCCTTTTTGTGTACCTTTCATACGGTACAATGATTTAATATTTTTAATTAGACTTCTTTTATCTATTCCGTTTGCTAAAGTTTCAGGTATTGTTTTTAAAAACTCATCTCTAAAGTTTGATAAAAAGTTTGAAATAACTTTATCTGGATCTCTAAAGTTTGTAAGTTGTTGAACATTGTTTACAGGATTAGGACGATAGTTATTAATTACTGCCTCAGCACCAGAATCATTACCTGTTATAATTTCATTTAAAGAAAATCTATCTTGTGCTGTTATGAAAATTTTGCCATTTGCTAAATCTTCAGCAATAACTTTAGCAGTTGCCTTTGATGTAAGACCTGTTATAGTTTCACCAACCGTAAATGAACCATATGTAGTATCTTCATAAATTATTTTATCACCAGCGTCTGATTGTGTTCTTTCTGAAGTTATTTTTGAACCGTCTAATAATAAGTTATCTTGTAGACCAGTTTCATTTTCTAAAGTTACACCGTCTGTTGATTCAATACTTGTAACCTGCAACATAGCAGATTCCATAAATTGAAAATAAGTTTTTAAAAATTGAACAAATTGTGGGTGATCGTCAACTACAAAATCTGGTAATTGACTACTAATAAGCGATGAAATTTTTTCATTAAATTTTGCCATTGCATTAGTAACTTGATGAAGTTGTGTATCCTACTCCTGCCTCGGATGATCCTCCTACAAAAGTATCCTCGGTAACATTAACAATAGAATTAGAAACATCTATTTCTAAAATTTGATCTCTTACAGGAACAACGTCATTTGAACTAGGAGAAACGGTTACCTCAATTTTAGTTGAAGCAGAACCTCTAATATTTGAAATTGAATTAACATCTAAAGAATTAATAGTAACTTGTCCTGTTCCGTAATTAATTGTACCTTGTGTAGCATTGTGAACGGTTTTAATACCACTTACTAGATAATAAACTCTAACATTTCCCATACCATCATCATCTAAAAACATTTCATTATTATTACCAGATACTTTAAATCCAGTAGATGATAAAACTGATTCGTGTCCTGAATGTGGATTGTAAATTGCGTTTCTAAA